CGAGTTGATTTAACAAAAGAACAATTACACAATCCTAATTTATTTTCATTAGAAGTTATGGATAAAGCTGCTGTAGTTGTGCCAATACCAAAAGCAAAAGATTGGAGAGAAATTTATTTAAAACCTTTGTTATCAACAATGCAAGAAATAGAACCTTTACAATCTCTTGATCCAAAAGAAATGTTAATACATTTATTACAAGAGTTCACTGTAAATAGAACACAGGCTAGAACTAGAGATGACATTTTAAGTAAGATGGCATGGACTGACGAAGATAGTTTTTGTTATTTTAGAATGGATGATTTTTTTGCATTTTGCAAACGTAACAATTGGGAACTAGACAAAACTAAAACAGGAAATTTATTAAAAAGTTTGGATAAAATATTTGAGAAAGAAGTTAGATTAAAAGTTAAAAATCAAAATCCACATTTAATTAAAATAAAAGCTATGAAGAAAACTAAAGCTAGTATTAGTGAAGTGACTTACGAGGAAACACCTTTTTAATGTCTGATTATATTCACATAGCAAAAGTTAGAGACTTTATGAATAACAAAGGAATACCTAGAGGATTCGAACAGGATACTTTGCGACGCAAAATTCGGCGCGGCACATTTAAAGTCCCATATATTCGTATAGGCCGTACTCCTTACTTTTCAGCTAAAGGTTTAGATAGTTGGTTAAAGGAGAACACACATTGAAAACAATAATACTAGGACCACCGGGAACAGGTAAGACTACTACACTATTAGATTTAGTGGAGGAGTTTTTACGTGCTGGCACTGATATTAAAAAGATAGGTTATTTTTCTTTTACAAGAAAAGCATCTTACGAAGCAGAGTCTAGAGCAGAAGAAAAATTTCAAATAGATAAAGATGAAATACCTTATTTTAGAACATTACACTCACTAGCTTTTAGATCGTTGGGTATTAAAAAAGAACATGTAATGAAATCACAAGACTACAGAGAGTTTGGTTTAAAATGTGGCATACCTATTAAAAGCGCATGGCACAATGAAACAGATGGAGTGTTTAGTTCTGACAATGAATATTTAAGAATTATTAACAAAGCTAGGGTAAAAGAGATACCTGTTTTGGAAGAATATGATAAAAACAGACATAGTCTAGACATTGAGCGAGATTTATTATATCTTTTAGATCAAGAACTTAGGAAATATAAAAAGGAAAAAGGATTGATAGATTATGATGACATGTTGGAAAAATTTATTCAACAAGATGTATCACCGTCTTTCGACGTATTATTTATTGATGAGGCACAGGACCTCTCACCTTTGCAGTGGCGAATGGTCAGGGCTCTTTGGGCGAAAGCAAACAAAACCTACATTGCAGGGGATGATGATCAAGCAATATTTAAATGGGCTGGCGCTGATGTTGATACTTTTATCGCTCTTAAAGAAGAAGTAGATTACGTAGATACATTGGATCAATCATATCGCATACCTGGTGGACCAATACATAAATTGTCTCAAGATATAATTAGAAAAGTTTCAAATAGATATGAGAAAGATTATTTACCAAGACAAGAGATGGGTGATTTGACACGATACTCTGACGTTACACAAGTTGATATGTCACAAGGTGAGTGGTTAGTATTATCATCTGCAAATTATTTTTTAGATGATGTAAAAGATTTATGCGAGCTGCAAGGATGGTATTATTCACATAAACATAAAAATTCTATAAAGTTAGATTTATTATTAGCAATTCAAACATGGGAGAAGTGGAGAAAGGTTGAACATGCTTTACCTGTTGCATCTATAAAGAATATTTATTCTTATCTTGGTGAAAATGTAACCAAGGGTTATCGCACCGGTAAAACAATGAGCGATGAAGAAGAAGGATATTTTATTGAAGAGTGCGTCGCGGATCATGGATTATTAACGGAAGATGTTTGGTACAAAGCGTTTGCTGGTTTAGATGCAGAAACAGAAAATTACATTCGTAATATGTTATCGAACAAAGAAAAAATATCTCAAACACCAAGAATAACACTATCAACAATACACGGAGCAAAAGGAGGCGAAGCTGATAATGTATTATTACTCCCTGATATTACTAAGTCTGCTGTGGACCACAACGATATCGATCCAGACGAACTACACAGATTATTTTATGTTGCTGTAACACGAGCAAAAAAATCATTACACATTTTAGAACCAAAAAATTATGAAAGGGCGTATGTATTTTAATGGCTTACAAAAACAAAGAAGACGGTAGAAAACAAAACATTAGATATTTAAATACTGAAAGTGGTTTTTTAATTTCAAAATGGAATGACGTTAAAAAAAGAATAAACAGAATACAAAAAAACAAGCAAGGTAAACTGCAGTCGTTAAAAAATGACATAACACGTGAAGAGTTTTTTGATTTATGGGAAGAGCATAAGAAAAAATGTGGTTGGAATTGTTACTATACAGGTAAACCTTTTCGCATAGGCAGAAAACTTGCTGTTAAAGGAGCAGAGAAAAGACATTCAACACCACCAGATTTATTGTCTATTGATAGATTTGATTCTGATGTTGGTTACACAAAAGATAATATTGTTTTTTGTCGTTGGGATTTTAACGATAGGAAGAACAGCGTTAGCGTTGAAGATTGCAAGATTATTATAGAGAAACATATTGAAAGGTTAAATAGACCTGGAAGAAGAATGTATTCAACAGGAGGTTTTGTACAATGAAAAAGAAACACGATCCAGTAAATCATCCATCACATTATAATAAAGGTGGCATTGGTTGCATTGATGCAATTGCAGCATGTCAAGGCGATGGTTTTAAATATTATTGTCAAGGTTCAGCTATGAAATATTTATGGCGCCATGAACATAAAGGTAAACCGATAGAAGATTTAGACAAAGCTATTTGGTTTATAAATAGATTAAAAGAGGAGTACAAATGAGAACATTACAGCAGCCATTATTTACACCAGAAACTGAGTGGGTACCGCCGGTTAATTTACCTGACTTAAGTCAGCACAAAGAAATAGCAATAGATTTAGAAACCAGAGATCCTAACTTAATAAAGATGGGGTCAGGTTCTGTTAGAGGAGACGGTGAGATAGTAGGCATAGCTGTAGCAGTTGAAGGTTGGTCAGGATACTTTCCTATCGCGCACGAAGGTGGTGGGAACATGGACCGGGATTTAGTCCTGGATTGGTTTGAAGAAGTTTTAAACACCACAGCTACAAAGATATTTCACAACGCCATGTATGATGTGTCCTGGATTAGATCACTTGGCTTTCACATTAACGGTGGCATTATTGATACTATGATTGCAGCATCACTAGTAAATGAAAATAGATTTCGTTACACACTAGATGCAGTTGCAAAAGATTATGTAGGCTCAGGTAAAAGTGAAAAGTTATTACAAGAAGCAGCAAAGGATTGGGGCGTTGATGCTAAAGCTGAGATGTGGAGATTACCAGCACCGTTTGTCGGTGAGTATGCGGAAAAAGACGCAGAGATTACACTAAAGTTATGGGGCGCAATGCAACATGAAATATCAAAGCAAGACCTTTGGGATGTGTTTAATTTAGAAACTAATTTGTTTCCATGTCTAGTTGATATGAAATTTAAAGGTGTACGTGTAGATATAGATGTGGCTAATGGTATTAAGAATTCATTAATAAAAACAGAAAAAGAATTACATCACGACATACATAAAATGGTTGGGTTTGATGTAGAACTATGGGCCGCAGCATCTATTGCTAAAGCATTTGACAAATTAAATTTACCATACGACAGGACAGAGAAAGGTGCACCGAGTTTTACGAAAAACTTTTTAGCAACTCATCCTGCAGAGCTACCAAAATTAATTAACCACGCACGAGAGATTAATAAAGCTAACACAACTTTTATTGATACAATTTTAAAGCACGAACACAGGGGCAGGATCCACGCAGAGATAAACCAGATACGATCTGACCAAGGTGGTACGGTTACCGGCAGGTTTAGTTATAACAACCCGAACCTACAGCAGATACCAGCACGCCACAAGGAGCTGGGACCGCTGATTAGATCTATATTTATACCAGAAGAAAAACACACCTGGGGTTGTTTTGACTACAGCCAACAGGAACCTAGGATACTGGTACACTTTGCATCTTTGATGCGTTTAGAGGGCACAGGTACGATTGTAGATTCATACAAAGATGGTAGCGCAGACTTTCACCAGATGATAGCTGACATGGCCGGTATCGAACGTAAACAAGCAAAGACAATTAATCTTGGTATTATGTATGGCATGGGTAAGAATAAACTTATGGCAGAACTAGGATTACTTAAAGATGCTGCAGAAAAATTATTAAAAACCTATCATCAGAAAGCACCTTTTGTTAAAATGTTATCAGAAGCTGTGTCACGTAGAGCAGATGATAGCGGTAAGATAAGAACTATTGGTGGCAGGTTATGCCACTTCGACATGTGGGAACCCCATGGTTTCGGTATTAAGAAACCACTGAACCACGCCGATGCTTTAAGGGAGCATGGACCGGGGATTAAACGCGCGTTCACGTACAAAGCTTTGAACAAGTTGATCCAAGGATCAGCTGCGGACATGACAAAACAGTCTATGTTGGCCTTGTACAGAGAGGGGGTGATTCCCCATATACAAATTCATGATGAACTTGATATCTCAGTTGCAAGCTTACAGGACGCAGAGAAAATTATTAAAATTATGGAAGAAGCGATTGAGTTACAGGTCCCGAATAAAGTAGATTACGAAAAAGGAGAAAACTGGGGTGACATACACTGATAAAGACCCAATAGAAATTACTCTTGGGGTATGTGATGGTTGTCAAGCTTACGTTCCTTTTATACGTTTAATTACTAAAGACGAAAAAAGAGTTTACCAATGTATGACGTGTAAAACAAAACACACGCAACATGTAAATGGAAAAGTAGTGTTTAATTATTTAGAAGATGTCTATACAATTAAAAGAAATTAGCGCAGAAAACCAACAAAAATGCCGGTAACTAAGAAAAAGTTACCGACATATGAAGGTGAGAAGATTATTTCATAATAATTTAAAATAAACTCTTGTCAATTATAATATTTGCACTATATATTCCCATATAATATGTTAATAACAAGGAGAAACAAATGCCAGATATAAGTAAATTTAAATCAGTATCCGTATCAACTAGTACACATGATGAATTAGTTAATATGGCTAAGAGTCGCTTTGAGGTACCAGTAAGTGTACAAAAAGTGATTGAATTTTTATTAAGTAAAGAAAGAAAAAAGAAAAATGGTAGATCTAACGGGAAAGCAAGAAGTTAAAGCTATTTGCCCGCGTTGTTCGGGTAATGGTTTTATTAGAGTGCAAGCAGGTTGTTCACTAGAAACTAACTGTCCACAATGTGATTGTGAAGGTTGGGTGTGGTTACCTGCTGAGCGTTGTCGAATGAACATTGAAGGTGGTATAGAGCCTAAATGGATGAAGTCAGGAGAAAGTATATGATTAGTTTCGCAAAACGATTAAATAATCTACAATACGCAATGAGAGCAGCCAAAGACGAAGATATGAAACGTATTTGGTACATAAAACAACTAGAACTAATAGAGCAAAGGAGGATGAAGGCTTATGAAAGACTTCAAGATTCAGCTAGAAGCGTACACTAGTAATCTTATAGTGTGGACTATTTTATTGATTACAATGGCATTAATGATTGCAAATATCGTAACTATCTTTAGTATATACGGTGTAATCGAAACTATGTGGGCGGAGATACAACAGGTGAAGGAGACTAATATAGGTTTGTACCAGTTTATAGAGGCACACAAGGATGACTTTAATTAAGGAAA